AACAGTAGGATGAGCGGGCGGATGATGCTGTCCGCCTTTGCCGTCTACGCCTCCCTTCTTAAAGACGGTCTTGAAAACGAAGTCCAGAGGCACAAATCCTAAATCTTCATTACCAGCACAAACCACACAAGGGCAGGGATTCCCTTTTTCTGTAACCCCCCGCTCGCCCAAATGCACCCAACGCTTGGTGCTCAATCCACTATGAATGAATTGCCCAAATGCGCCCGCGTTCTCTGCTCGATTGATCTCAGTATTGACAATAGACATTGAGCGCGACTCACTCATTTGTATTAATCCGTCTCTTATCAAGTCTTCAACCGGACCCATATATGATTCATCCCATTTGAGTAGCGTTTCAGCCGCGACGCCTTCCCGCAATGCTTGAGCAATTTTGGGTGACGCCAATCCTTGGCGAACGCCCGAAGTAATAATGCGCTTGATAAAGGTTTTGGTTCCTTGATCAACCAAAGTCACTAAATCTGCCGCGTGCGCTTCAATCTCTTTAATTACTGCTTTATCCACCAGATTAAATGAGATACCCAGTAAATTCGGTGCGTCTCTCAACCCTTCCTCATATAAGGTGCGAACTATGTCTAATGCCACCGTCTCCATTCCCCGCTCATAAGCCAGCACAAAGATTTCCAATATCTGTTTTTTCTCTATGTCGCTGGCCGTTCTCCACCAGGGATCCCGCTCTAAATGATTTTCAAGCTCATCATGAATGTCTTTAATCCCTTGGCGTAAGATCAATCCTTCCATCTCTGATGGCAAGTCAAAGTCCATCGCGCACATCTCTGGTAGCCAAAAATCCTGAATTTGATCATCGGTTATGACTTCAAACGTTTTGCTTACAACAGGCACCATTGCGCGCGTAGCAACCTTTATCAGTCGTCTAATACGCGGACTTTCCGCATTGTGAGTGATGGCTAACATATGCGGCCTCAAAATTTGGTCCATCATCTTTTTAAGTTCTTGAGATTCCCATTCATGGGGTCTAAGCTGCGCATCTCCAGGCTCTTGCCTCCAGGTCATTTTAGGTGTAGGCCCTCCCCTACCTCCCTGGGTAGGCGGCACCTCTTCCTCCAGTTGCACAGGTTTACCAAAAGGATAGGCTGGCTCCTCGGCAGGCATCTGCTCCTCTTGCATCGCAAGTTCTTCTGGTAACTCTTCTAAATTAATCTCTATTTCGAGCAAACCCTGGGCTACGATCTCTTGGCGGGCCTCCTGCTGTGTGATCATTTTTGCGCTGACCAAGGTTGATAGTGCTGACCCATAAGCTACCACAGACTTAGATTTCATCAATTTTGATTCTTCATCAACATCAATCCATATAAATTTGATTGGCTCAGGTAACAGCCCATCGAAGTGATTTTCAAAATTCACTTTAACCGTGGAGTAGCCAGATCGTCTTGACTGCCGCTCACCTCGTATTACACCGGCCAGTGTCTTTTCGCCTTGCGCCTGCTCCAGCCCAATGTCTGAAAGTCTTAAGCCATAGGCTGCGCAAAGGATTTGTGCGTACTTGGCGGTCACATTGTCATACATCATGTCGATTGGTGGGCGATTTAATGGAATCCATTGAGCGGCTTTTTCGTGGCTGTGTAATATCGGGACCTTAAATCCATCAATCCCCTGGAACAACGTGTGCCATCCTTCAATCCATGCTTCAGCCGTCTCAGCGTCCATGTCCACCAAATCCAATATGCCAGCCTCGGGAGTATCTATCAAAAGATTGGCATAGTACCTGTCTCCCCTAAATAACATTTCTACTGCTAAATACGCTTTTTCTGGAGGGGCCATGCCCCAACCTTTGCGGCGTATCTCCGGTCGAGGCGAGATCATCATTCTCGCCATCGCGTGTTTAGGAAAGTTTACAATTGCGCCTGGCAATTCGGGGACCCGCTGCTGAACAGGGAAAGCTTCATCACCGGTTGGGAATAAAGTTGCTGCATCGACATGGTATAAAGATAGTATATGACCTTCGGGGTCATCATTTTCACGCACGACCTCGCACATCGCGCCAAAGGGCAGATCAAGCATGTCCTGACCCATCAAATCTAAGTAAGTGTCAAATGAACCTTCGATCTGGAAAAATAGCTCTTTATAATAATCAATCGTTCTCTGGATATTTCGATTACCAGCGTCTTCTGTTCTTTTAGGAACGATGTCCCATCCCATATTTTTAAGGTTTGCGATCAATGTGTCGCGGCAAATACCAGCGATTGGTTGATTGCGAACGAAGGCGCGCCACCTTTCAGCAACTAACCAACCAGGATGTCCCCAATATGGAATCCATCGTTGAAGATAGGATTGTATATCAATTGACCGTTTACGAGGCGGAGTAACTACTTCCGAAGGGACTTTACTAACGGTCTTTTTTGCCATTTGATGGCCTCCATGTTAAAAATTAATCACCCCTTAGCTTACGGTTTTAAGATGGTCAAGTAAAGCACATCCGCGTCATAGATGCTTGAAACTGGCACGATGGAACCTGCGTACTCCACTCGTCTCATGATTGAAACCGCCTGATCCAGAATCTACTATATCGTCATGGGCAGCATGTGGGAAGCCAGCCAATTCATTCAATGCCGATTTATTCCAAGCACCTCTAAGCATAAACACGTTTCCTGCATTGACCTGTGCCGCCAAAGGTGTCGCGCGTACTTGTTTTGAACCACTGGATAAAATACCTTCTACATCAAAGCCCATTAATTGCCGGACGTAAAAGCCTATTTGAGCTTTTCCGCTCTGACCTGGCTCTTGCTCCAATCGAACTTTAACCCCGCGGCCATCTATTTTGGCGGTCTGCTTTACTAGATCGGTCACCATCTCAGGAGCCATGAAAGCATGTATATTATCTAACCAATAGACGCTCCCTTCATGAACGCAAATCAATGAACCAGAGGTAGCATCTGGATCCTGCTTAAGCAGCTTTTTTTCACTCGCCGCTAAATCCCAAAACCTGGTGCCCTTATAAACATTGGTTAAGATTGGGAATGGATAAGGGTGTCGATCCGTCGCTTGCGGGAACATTATTTCAGCTACCTCGGCTGGTACTGAATCCACAATTTGAATGCGCCCGATCTTGAAATAATCACCTTCTGGCTTCGTGGGCATTTGCTGATATTCGGCAGACCAAACATAACTACCCAAATCCACTTCAAGTTCCTGAAGATATTTTTTTGAATACCGGCTAGGGGCTAACGCGTCTCCAATTTCTCTGCCCAATATGTCGTCTTCCAACGCCCTTGCTGCGTAAGAAATTACTTTCCATTTACCACCATCCTCTATTCGGCCCTCTTGTCTTAATATACGACCGGCTAAATCGTCTTCATGCCACCTGGTCATCATCAAAACAATTTTGCCATCCTCCCACATACGAGTCTTAAAAGTGCCGATCCACCATTGCCAAATCCGTTCCCTGAGCGCATCGGATTGCGCAGCGGCCCAATTCTCTACTGGGTCATCAATGATGCCTAGTCCGAAGCCATGACCAGTGATCGGACCGCCAACGCCAGCAGCCATGACATAGCCTTTTTGCTCACGTAAATGCCAATCGCTCATTCGCCAATTCATTGTGTCACGTTGGACGTTTTTGAATATATGCCAGTAAAATGGCGACTCGAAAACCGACCTGGCATTTCGGCTATTGCGAAAGGCGAGGCTTGCACCATAAGAGACTAGGGCTACAGGCATTTCGGGATGATGCGCCAACCAAAAAGGAGGCAACCTGGTAGAAACTAACTCGCTTTTGCCATGCTGCGGTGGGGCAAACAGCATTAAGTTTTTAACATCATCATCAAAAACGATCTCATTAAGTGCCTTGCAAACATGTTTGTGAAAGAGGTCGGCTTTATAAGTGGGGAATGTGTATTGAGTAAATTCTAGCAGGTCATTATGTGCTTTTGATCGAGCTAAATCTTCTTGGGTTTTAACCGGACGCGTATCACATTCTTCATAGACCGAATTTATAAATTCGTCTTGAACGTCATCCCTTATACCTAACCCCCACATGGTCGGTGTTTGTATCTTATCACTCATTTTTGGACCGCGGCCTCTGCCCTGGGCAGCATGGCTAATATCTCACGTGAATATGCTTTCCGATCCTCGTTTGCGCGTATGTACTTCACAGCAATTCGGTTGACCCAAACGATCACTTCCAGCACTTGTGTCTTAGGTATTAACTCTTCAGCATCCTTCATCAAGAGATTTTGTTTGATTGTCATCTCGCTAGAGAGCTTGAAATTCTCCCTTGCCTCCATCCAGATAATTCTCTCTCTATAAAGCGGGCTTAGTGCCTTTTCCATTTCCGTTATTGACTGATTTATTGAGCGTCGATTGTCCATGCTAACTGCTACGCGAAGATTTTGAAGCGCGGCAGAAATCTCATTCACCGCGGCGGGTATATCCATAT